CTTTTTTTATATCGCATAATGTAAGTGATATGCTGTCTGACTTTCCGTCTGCTACATCTGTATAGCTAAAATCAGTTATATAATTTACTATATCATCAGCACTTTCTGCTTTGCTTGCAGGCTTAACTTTCCTTTTCCCACTACTTTTAACAGCTTGTGCAGAACTTTCTATAGGTATAACAAGCTTCATCCCCGGAGCTATCCAATATCCTTTGTAATGGGCACTGTCTCCCTTCATCTTCCTTAACTGCTCTATAGCGGTCTTGTTGGCATCATAGATGATCTTGAACTTATTCCCTGCTCCTAAATACTTCTTGGCCAGATTCCATAGATTATCCCCGTATACAACTGTATGTATTACCTGTTCATTACTTTTTGATGTGGTAGCAGCTTTATTTTTGCTTCCAATGGATTCTTTGCTCTTTTTGCCCTCCTTTGCAAATATCAAACGAACGTTTCTTGATAATGACATCAATCCCTCCAATCCGGAATATCCTCATCTTCCTCGTCTGCTTCTTCCGGTAAGTCATAGATTTTTACAACTACACCTGATGGAAATACAAAATAGGTCAACAAATCCCCATTATTTTTCATTAAGAAAGAGAGGTGCATTTCATCACCATACACCTCTTTTGCTATTATATCCCAAGTATCTCCGGACTTAGTTATGTATTCTCTCATGGTTAAAATGCAACCCTCCTCTTCATCTTCACATAGTTATCAGCTAATGTGTTAAACTCTTTCTGAGATATGCTGAGTGCTTCGGTAAGGTCTTTCTTGCTAGGTGCATCTCCATAAAACTGTAATGTAGGCTTGTACTCTATTCTTGTAGCATCTCCTGCATTCCTTAAATCAACACCGTCAATTCGGTGATTCATGCCAAGATATGCACCAGCCTGTTCCCACAAAGATATTGCACGGTTGCTTCTATCAAGCGGTATGGCAGCCTCTGGACCTTTCTCCGCAAAAGTGGTGATGATTGGTCTATTCCATATACCTCCTTCTGCATTCTGATATACTTTTATATTAGATCCGCCTGGCATATTTAATGTTGGCTTTCCACTCCACGTTGGCATTTCAGGAGTAAGCCTCATTGCTACATTGGCATCAATCTTAAAACTATGCGTACTATACCAGTTTCTTAAATATGCTTCGGTAAATGCTGCTAAGCCCTCATTCGCTCCTTTTACTGCCTTTTCTCCATTTTCCTTGTATTCACCTTCTGCCTTTTCAAAAAAACTTTTAGGAACAAATTCATAATTCCCTGAAAGATATGTCTCAGCAGTTTTTAATGATTTTTTGAACATATCTGCATAGTTACTTTTTGACATTCTTTCGCCGAGCTCATCAACAAAGTAATTATAATTTTCGTATAAATCATCCTCTTTATATCTATTCTTTGCAACCTCTATACTATCGAGAATGCTTGTTATTGCACTAGGAATTTTCTTACCGGCTTCTTGATATCGTTTCCCCAACTCCTCAAGCTTTTCAGCTGGAGCTTCCATATTCTTAATTAGCTCATCTGCTCCGTCAAGAACAATATCATATTGAGAAAGCACATCTCTTTTTGTAGAACTTATCGCATCAAGTGGATTAAGTTCCCACATTTCTGGAACTGCATTTTTTTCTATTGCTTCATTAAATGCATTATCCAACCCCTTCTTTTTAGCCTTTTCGATGGCATCCATTTGGAATTTAGCCATTTTTTCATATATATCAGTTATATTTTTAAGATATGCTTCATCTTCCTTCTGAATCCCTGTCTCGTACTCTTTTTTAGTTAACCTACCCTGTTCGTACTGTTTTTTAATACTTACGGTATTTTTACTATAAACATCAAGATATTTCCCTTCGGTTTCTTCCGCAAGTTTATCAAGTTCAGCCTGCATATTCTTGAACGAATCAGCGTCAAGGCTAGACCCATCAAATTTCTTACCTTGTTTTATAAGATTTGCCTCAAAATCGTTTGTAGCAAGTTCAGCCTGCAACCTTGCAAATTTCTGTTCAAGATCGGCAATTTTCTTTATTTCTTTCTCGTCAAGGATATTATCTGAAAAGGCTTTGTTGACAGTATCAGATAATTCTTTTCCCAGCTTTTCCATCTCAAGGTAAGTGCTGTTATAAAAGTTATCAACCTTCCTTGTTATACTACTATTTTCGCCCTGTGTGAGTTTAAGGGTTAACGATAATGCATACCTTTCCTGAAGCACATAATCCTGAGCCTTCTTGACATAATCTGCTACAGCATTTTTATAATTCTCGCCCTCTTCCTCACTGAACTTAACACCGACCTTGGCTAGCCAATTTCTGTGCTCTAAATCTTCCAGCGAGTTGCGCAACCCTCTCGCCATATCTTCGGCTTTTTTAAAAGCTTCAGCACTCTTTGCAAGCCTTTCAAAATGCTTTTTCCCTATTATGCTTTTAGCTGCATTTTCAATATCTTCCATAGACAAGGCAATTTTCCCAAATGACTTCGATATAGCTTCATTCATTTGTCTTATTTTGTACGCTTCATCAGCTTCTGATATAGCCACAAATCCACCTATTGCCGCTGTTATCCCTGTTATTGCAAGTGCTACAGGGCTTAGCGAGCCTAAACTCATAAGCGCATTTATAAAATGTACTGAGCTTGAAGCTACTTTGTACGAAAGCATTGCAGCTCCAATGCCTTCAAATACAGATAGCACATAATCACCATTATTTACTACCCATTTGCCTGTATCAAGGAGCTTTTCGCCAAGTCCAATACCAAGCCTTGCTATAAGTGGTCCTTTTTCTCCCAGACTCTCAATCTGCCTCTTGAATGTAGGCAGTTTATAATTAATCCTATCAAGCCACTCATAGAGACCGTTATCCGTAAAATCGTTTATTGCAAGCCTTAGTTTTGTGATTACTCCAAGGGCTGGTGTCCTCGTAAGATTGTCATATATTGCGATGCCCATTTCACTAAATGCATTTTTAGTGAGTCCAATCTGACTTTCAAAAGTCTCATATCTTTTGCCTGCTTCCGTTGTTAGGGCTGTATTTTCCTCCCATGCTTTATTGGCAGTTTGTACAGCTTTCTCCATATTACCGCTTGAATTAGCAAGCCTTAATATGGTGTCTGATAACCTAACCTCAGAGAGTTTCATGTCATTTAAGACTGCAATTGCAGACTTACCGTTTCTCTTTGTGTCATTGAGCCCGCCCAAGAACTTTGACATGGCTCCTATGGCACTGCCCTTAAAAGCTTCTGTAAACTGTGACTTGCTCATGCCAGACACACTTGCAAATTCGGCAAGCATACCGTTGTTTGTCTCAACGGCAATCTGCATTTTCTTAAACAGCTTACTCATAGCACTTCCGCCCTTTTCGGCTTCTACGCCAACCGAGCTAAGCGCAGTACCGAGAGCCATTATTTCAGGCGCAGATAAGCCAATCAACTTGCCTGTAGATGATAGGTTTGTACCCATCTCAACTATTTCCTGCTCTGTTGTTGCAAACTTATTTCCCAAGTCTACAACTGTAGAGCCTAGCTTTTCATAGTTGCTTATGCCTTTTTTGTCATAATCAGACATACCTGTTATATTGGCAAACCTTGCGAATGAAGTTGCTGCCTCTTCTGCTGTCATATTGGTAGATACATCAAGATTTGCCATTGTTTTTGTAAAATCAGGTAAGGCACTCTTCTTTATACCAAGCTGGCCTGCTATTTCCATAGTTCCTGCAAGCTCCGCTCCGCTTGAAGGTAGAATACGGGTAAGGGATAATATTTCCTTTTTAAGCCCCTGATATTCTTTCTTTGTGCCGTCTACTGTCTTTTTTACTCCAGCAAACGCACTCTCAAACTTAGAGCCTGCCATGGTACTTGCAATTCCAATGCCCTGAACGGCTCCTGCTGCCGCAAGTGCTCCTCTCCCTATAAGTCTAAAGGCTTTCCCGCTTAATCCTGCTATCTTATCAAACCCTTTATCGAGCTTGTTAAAATCATAATCAAGCCTTCTTACCTGCCTTCTGAACGCTTTTAATTTACTTTCGGAAGTCCGCATCGCCTTGTCAAGCGATTTGTCTACCTTACCGCCAATTGCTATGTCAAATCTTTGTTCTTTCCCTTTCGCTGACAACTTCTGCCACCTCCTCAACTAAATCAAATAATTCAAAAATAGACAGGGAGTAGAAATAGTCTATCCCTGTCTTGAGCGTCATAGCTAACTGTATAACTACTTTCTTTAATTTGGATAAGTCACTTGGGCTTACCCCCACTAAAATAAAAAACCCGTTACAATGCCCTTAAGTGTCATGCTGTCCGCAATAGGAAGCCCCAAGAAAAACTCAACTGGAAGGTTTGCCGCCACGCTGGCAAGATGGCAGGCATAGTTAAGTGTCATCTCAATTAAAGGATTGGACCCGCCACTTAATGATGTACCTCTTATCCTTCTTTCTACAGATACCATATCTGCAAGTGTAAGCTCATTTAACCTTGAAAGGTCTACACTTTCATAGCTTTTGCCTTCAAATGTATAAGGTTTGGAAAGTCTAAGTAAAAGGCCGTCATCTGCGCTAAGCACTGCTTCCTTTGTTTCCTCAATTACTTTTTCTTTATTTTCCATTAGCTAAATTTCCTCACTTTCTCAAGCATGTCTTTGTCATTAACAATGAACTTATCATTCAATTTATCAAGCTGGACAAGGATTTTTCCATTAAGCTCTACCATAAAACTAAGAATCTCAAGCTTAAGAGTTCCCTCCATTGCTTTTCCTGCTTCAAGCTTTCCTGCTGAAAAGCTCTTGAATCTTCCAGTTTCAACTATTCTCATGCCTTTGTAGTCAATAGCTCCTGTTTCCTTGTCAGTGTACTGGGAAGATGCCCTAAATGTAAGGTCAACACCCTGCGTTGGATCCATAAGGGAGAATATATCCTCTTCAAGCATTCTAAATGGCACTTCCTGTTCTATAGAGCCGTAATGTCCTATAATGCCTGTCTCATAACTTCCAAGCACTCCTGCACCCGTTATTGACTCAGTAATTGCATCAAGATTTGGCAATGTTACCGAACCGGTAACGCCAATAAGCTTATTCCCCTTGTTATACGCGTTCCAATTATTTATAACCTCAGGTACTAAATTTGTATTCACCATTATTTTTTACCTCCTATTGCGGCAAGAAGCATGTTTACATCATATTCCAGTACGTTCTCGATATATTCTGCTGGTGTATATGGAGCGAGGTAATGCCTGAAAGTTATCTTGCCTTCAAGCAGTTTTTCGCTTGTATTGTCTTCCTCTTTATACTCTACCCTTATGCCTGCACATTTCTCCTGGGCAACAAGTGAATTTCCTTTGATGTTGGCTGTATCAACGATATACTCAATCAGTTTTATATTCATAAGACTGTCAACTTTATCAAAGTAATCAACAACAAAAGTGTTGCTCCACCAAGAGAAAAACCTTCTTGTGCCTATCCAGCGTTCT